TATGCCCAGTGGTCTGGGCGGCGCAAAAGATGCCTTTGATAACTTCATATCCTTTTTGCCTGATGGGTTCGAACTCGCTTCTAGGGTGTCGGCCTACCGGGTGATGAAGGACATGCCTGAGTACAAGAACAGGATCGACGCCGCCGTTGCAGAAACTAAGAACCTGTCCAACTTCGAACAAACCGGAGAGATGGGCCGGATTTTAGGGAGCCTGTTTTTGTTCTTCCGGCCTAGTGCTACTGGCGCGGTTGCGGCTCTTGATGCTCTTTCAAAAGGAAAACATCGGGCTACTGCGGTAACTCTTGCCACTCTGATGGGTGTAGGGGCATACGTACTTGCCAAAGCCCTCTCTGATACGGACGACGAAGACCGCAACAAAGCCGAGTTGGATGATCCCAGCCGCTGGGTTCGTGGTCCCCGGTTCTTTATTCCCGGCACAGACTATGTGATCCAAGGCCGATGGGGCTTCGGTATCGGCGGAATCGCTTCTACTGCCGCGCAGATCATGATGTTTGCAGAAGGCAGGATGGATCTCTCCACGCTTGCCCATAACCTTCGGATACTTGCTCAGGAGTCGGTGCTTCCGCTCCCCGCCTCTCAAATGAATGAGTTTGAGAACCCGACTAAATGGCTCATAGATAGCATCCTGCCGAGCGTTGCCAGACCTATCGCGCAGTACGCGATGAACAATGACGCCCTTGATCGTGCCATTTACCAGAAAGGGTCTAGTCGCTACTCATCGGCGTATGTAGCAGGAGAGGGGATCCCCGAATCTGCGAAAGAGTTCAGCCGCGCGGTCTACGATGCGTTCGATGGAGAAGTGCCGGGGCCACTTAAAGGTCTGACTGATCCCAAAGCTATCCAGTTCTTCATGAACAACTACGCATCGGGCTTCATGAAACTTTTCTCGTTGACGGATGAAGTGCTGCGGGATTCGGGTGCCGTGGGCGAGCAGGGCATGGAGCAAAAAGAAGTTGACTGGGTTAAGAAGCTTCCCTTTGTGACTGTCCCTGCTAACTACGATGTCGATCAGTTTTACAAAACTGAAAAACGTATCAACGAAATTGACCAAGCCATCAACACATTTAAGAAGCGCAACCCGGACAAGTACGAAGAGTACATAGACAAGTACCCCGAGCGCGAAGAGGCCGTTAAGTTCTTTAATAAACAAAAGAACGGTGAGCTTAAGAAGCTCCGTGCCGAGGCTAACAAAATCTCCTACGACAAAGACCTCTCCCCCAAAGAGCGCGCAGATCAAATAAAAGAAAACCGTCTTGAACAGGCAGAGGTAATGCGCGGCATTACCACCTACATAAACGAGCTTCTTACACAATAAATGATTTATGGTAACCAAGCGAAAGAACAAAGACATCCCGATGGTGATTGTCACTTGGGTGGATGCCGCGTTTAGTACGACCTCGCATTGGCAAGATGGAGACAAACCCGAACCCCCCAAAAAGAAGGGGCTGCACCTGTGTGCATCTATAGGGTTTCTTGTTTACCGCGACGATGAATGGGTTCAGCTTGTAACTACGCTGACGGATGGGGCACATGCCCATACCACTGAGATCCCGGCGGCGATGGTAAAGACCATCTCACTTCTTACGTCTAGCGGCCCGCTTGAGAGTAGCTAGTTTGTTTCCCTTCTTCATGTTCTCCCATGCTGGGATGACTTGAAGGTTGTCGGGGATGTGAAGGCCGGATACGTTCTTACCCTTGAGTGGCACGATGTGATCCACATGCCACCTAACCCCGGTTATTCTCGTTAGCCACGCCGCCTGTTTGTATAGTTTGTCGATAGCGGCTAGCTGATCTTTAGTCATCCAAGCGGGGGTGCGCTGAATCTTATCAGCCCGCCTTTTTGCCATGATCGCGCTGTTATGCCCCGCGTTGTTCTTCTTCCAATTAGAGGAACTTTTCCTAACAGAGTGCGGGTTTGCCTTTCTCCATGTCAGCAAACAATCCACACACGCTCGGTTACTGACATTCCTCGGGGATAGATGCCCTCGGTTGCAGGGTTTGCCGGTGAAGTAATAAGAAACCTTTAGCGCCTTAGCTTCTTCCCTGCTTACAATGCTAGTTACCTTAGCGGCCTTGTGCTTTAAGGGTCTTCTGTTCGTACTCATAATCAGCCGCGCAGTCCGACCCACAAAATAACTTATCGCCTTTGACTGCCTCACTGCAATAGTGGCAGCTTCCGCACCGGTCTAGTCTAGGAAATCGCGCAAGATTCCTAGCAGTGTTTTCGACAAACTCGCGCATGTTCTCTTCCACGCGCTCCAGTATCTTTTCGTTCATAGCAGTTCGATGCTGACCGGGGCCACTCCACTAATACCTAGAACTTTAGCTGCCGCCAAGCTCAGATCAATAACTCTACCATGAACAAAAGGCCCACGGTCATTGATCCTGACAATAACGGATTTGTTATTTCGTAGGTTTGTCACCCGCACAAGGCTATTAAAGCGAATGTTTTTGTGTGCAGCGGTGAGGGCTTGTGGGTTGAACCGTTCCCCGTTAGCGGTCTTACGCCCTGCAAACTCGTAAGAATAGAAGCTTGCATAGCCCTGCCCTGCATTTGCTGTATTAAGAAATAAAGCAAAAGATAACAAACTCATTATTTTAATCATCTCAGTCTCCATACACGGACGCCGACTATATCCTCCTCGACCCGTGCCTTAACGATTACGCCAATCCCAAACTCCGCAGCAGCAGTGCGGAGCTTATACATCATGGCTTCAGCCGCATTAGTGGGGATAAAGAAACTATCCCCGACCCCCATTCCTATAAAAGGGAAGCTCCATACGGGTTCTTCCATTTTCTTTCGCCTTCCTATTCTTCACCTCCAACAATCTTGATGTTCTCGGGAAGCTTGATCTTGTAGACGTTCTGCGAGGAGTTGCCGATACCCCCCTCCCAGTTAGATGCCATACGCTTTACCTGACCTGCCGCAATAAGCACCCCAATGCTGGTTAGCGCCTCTTCGAACCTCTGGCGGCTGTATTGACGTTTGGCAAGATAGTCTGTAAGCGCCTTGGTCAGGATATAAGTATTGCCGGTGTCGGCTTCGTGCCGTATATACAGACCGTTTCCACTGGACGGGGTTCGGAAGGGGATCTTGTGCCCCATGTTGTCCCCGGAGTCTTCGTTGTTGATGACCAGCGTGTTGTTGACGCTCAAAGCGATGAACTCATTCAAGATCTCAAACGCATCAGCCTGAACAACTTCTGCCACGTTTGCCACACGCTTAAGCTCGATAAGGACGTTTTTGTAAATGAAGTCCACATCAATGTCGTGCAGGCCAAGTTCATGAGCAATCTCCCCGCCTACGATGATCGCAGCAACTGCGGCTGACCAGTACCGATCCTTGGGTTTCGTGCCGTAGTCTTGCTGGAACTTAGCGATCTTGGACTCAATACGGGCTTTGACCTCTTCGATGTTGTTAACGACATAACGAATAAAGATCGGACCCGCATGCCCAAAGTTGTAGTTGACGGGATCGAAGAACTCTCTGCCTACTGCATCGTTCTCAAGAAGTTTGGGAGCGCGAATACTGAACTCGATGAGGCGAGCAGACTCCCCGTCTGACGAAGCTTTGTATTGGGATAGCTTGTCGTAGTAGGAGTTGTTGGAAGTCAGCAGGCCAAGAGTTGACCATGTGCCGAGGTCTTCACGCTCCGCATTAGAGGACGCCTGCATACGCAGCTTGGTTTTGCCAAGCGACAGGTAGTAGATAAACTCGGAAAGAACTTTTGGTTCGATGCCAGTTGCCTCATCAATGCCGATAGGAATGCTACGAAGAACGGCGGTACGCTGAAACCGGGCAAGTGGGGTGGAGTCACCCACCATCAGACCTTTGGGGTCACCCCATACAGAGAGCGCAGCTTTGAGTGCTGAAGTTTTGCCTGTGGCGGACGTTCCCGAAAATAGGTTGATGACTACCCCTTCGTAGCCGGTGAACTTCAGGAGCGGCGCACCGAATCCAACCAACGCCCCGAATGCATGTATCTCAAACCCCGGCAACGCAAAGCGGTTGAACATCTTCTTCCACTTGTTGAACGTGCCACCGGGCTTTTGAAAGGAAGCGATCTGTTTGGTGCTAGCCGATGGGGGGGACTCCCTCTCGCCGTTCTTAAAGTATTCAGTTCCGCCAAGGGCGAAGGAAGAATTGTCATCGGCCCACCCAAGTTGCTCTCGCATCTTGTCTGCGGACTTAACTGTCTGAAGGTACTTAACCCACTTCGTCGTGTATTCCATGAGCCTCTCCATGTTTCTTGAGCTAGTTGCTACACCCTCACTGGCCATCATCTTTTTGAAGTCAGCGGGGGACTGCGTGTAATGGTTGGGTAGATAAAACTCTTTGACACCATCCTGCGGCAGGTGCAGATTCATCAGGATGCATTCGCCATCCGACTTCCTCATCACCCTCTTAACAATATCGATCCGGTTCTCATAAACAAGTATCGGATCTAGTTCTACTTTCTGTTTGCTTTGCTTGTTGAACTCAGGCGGGGGCTGGTAGTAGACGCTTCCGTTCACACGGATATAGGGATACAAAGCTTTATCCAGCAACCCATCTTCTTGCTTCAGCACCTCGGGTGGAGGTGTCTTTAATACTTTGCCTAACTGGATTGGGGAAGCGATCTTACCCCGGTGGATACATCCCTCGCATCTGCCGGGATCTTCGTCATTAAAAGTCTCACACCGGAACGGACCGGCGGTTTCGTTTGCCTTTCGTTCTGTCTCTGCTGGACTGTATTGGTCATGCCCCTCGGATAACTTGTGTATGGCTGTAGGGCCATCAGAACACCTAACGGCGATAGATAGACAAGCTCTCCACATTGGCTCAGAACAACCGTTCGGTTCCTCAAGCGCCCGTTTAATGTGTTCACAACCGCCCCCCTCAAGACTCAGCCTAGCGATCTTAGAAAATTTACTTTCGAAATTGTCTAGCTTAAGAAATGCTTTTGTATCTTCATCGAGTCCCCGGATCGCAGTGCTTAAATCAAACGCCGGGGTTGTGTCAATGCCAACTTCATCGCACGCTGCGTCAATCAGCGCCTTGACCTTTGAGTACTCGTACTGCTTGGAAGCAAGGATTACTTCCGTTGCTTTCTGAACTTCCCCGTTGTAGTTGATCGTGTCGGGGCAGCGAAGGATCCTAGCCGCGTCCGAAGTTACCTTGCGGTCAACATTGAACTTGTGAAACGAACAAAGGTCTTTAAGTTTACGTGCCGTCGCTACCCACTCTTCACGCTCTACAGATTCAGTCAGCGGCCAGTAAGCATGAATCCCGTTCCCCGAATTGACAATTGTGGGCTTGGGGAACTTAACTGTTTTGCAAAAGTTTTGAAGTGCTGCTAGTGCAGACTCTTGATCCTCGTAGGTATCCCCGCCCTTGCAGTCAAGGTCAAAGAAGAAGCTTTTAATCGACCGGCAGTTGTCTGCTTCGCGGTTACCGGCCTCCTTAAAACTACCAACTGCAAAATAAACATTAGCTTCTTGGGACTTAAGTTCTTCTACAAGTTCTTCTACTTCACTAATCTCATCTACGAAATATTGTTTAAGCTTTCCTCCCGGTTTTATTGTTGCTACACAATACTTGCCTTGCTCAGGCAATAGCACCTCGTAAAAGTTTTTCATTGGGCGTAGAGACAATTAGGGCCAGCCCTTGGACTGGCCCCGGTTGCGAGGGATGTCTAGCTTATCAGGACAAGCTTAGATTGCGAAGGTACTCAACCCCCTGATCCCGGTCCTTGACCGGCAACTTCCCCTCTTTAGTATCCCTATCAATAGCTTCGATCAGCTTTACGGCAGACCCCCTGCGGGAGTCGCCCCTGATCGGCCCGTTCTTGAACCATGAAGCTACCGTTGCCCGCGTTACGTTGAAGTAAGCCGCGATCTCCCCTATCGGAAGGTTCGCTTGCACGCAAGACTTGGCAAGTTCAAGGCTCAAGGTAGATGCCTCCAAGGACTGGAGGCGTGCGACAGTCTTAATAGAATATCCTCGCCCCGCCACAATCAAACCTCCTCAGTCTCATCGTCGTCGCTGGCCCACTTCGAAAGCACCGAACTGAGCTTGGACTTCTTGTCCTCTTCAGGAACCTGCTCGACTTTCTTGATGACCCGCTTGGGTTCGACTTCCTCGATGACATCCTCATCGATGTTGGCCGTCAGAGCTTTCATGCTTTTGGGAGCAGGCAGCACGTTCTCGTTCTGTGCGACGGTCATGCGGATAGCATTCACGGCAGCGGGGGTCTTACCTTGCTCACGCACAATGTCGTAGGCTTCCTGCGGCAGTGCCTTAACCGGGCGGAAGATGAGCTTCGGAACCGGAGACTTGGTGTCGAACTTCATCTCGGTCACGACCACCCCGAGGCGGATGTTATGCCCAGCGAGGTACTGCGAGTACTGCTTGAATGACCACCACTTCTCTTGGTCGCTCTTACCAAAATAAGAAGTAGAAGGAAGGGTGAGTTGATAAACGTCGCCGCCAAGATCATCTGCCAGCACAACTGCAAGACGCATGCTGTAACGGCAAGCCTTGGCATCACCATCACCCGAACCCTTGATGTTCATCGGGCAGGCTGCGCACGTATCAGCCTTGGGCTTTACAACACCTGCATCAGGCTTTTCACCGTCGGATGACCAGCAGGCTGGGGCAATCTTCTCGCCTTCCCGGTAGGTGCCTTCGTAGTAGGTACGGCTTTCGTTGCGGGCGTTGCGAACGACAACGACCTGCATGCTGCGCTCTTCCTTGGTAGCAATCTCTTCGCCATTAACAATCAGACGGAAGACTGCGCCTTTGATGGAGATGCGCTTATTGCCACGGTTACCGGCAATAGCTTTGGTGTCGTCATCGAGGCCGAGGTCTTTGATATAGGAAGGCAGTCCGCCTTCGAAGAGTGTAAGTTCGCTCATTTCAGTTCCGTTGGTTGATTACTTGGCTTTGCGGATGGTGATGGAGTATTCGCGCTCGATGTTCATGCCGGGGGGCAACAACTCGGGGTTGGTTTCCATAAACTGTTTCATGTTGGTCTGATGGATTCGCTTTTCGAAAAGCTCAATCGCGTCGTTCTCCTTTACAAAGTTGCGAAACGAGTCCCAGTCGGTACACCAATATCGTTCTTTGACACTACGCATAGCAGTGCCGTACTTGGTCTTCAGGCTGTCCAGCCCTGAGTTCTTGCAGAAGGCGAGGATTTCAGACTGGATCATGTTCATCTGATCCTGCATCTCTTTGTCTTGCAATTCGTAGCTGCGCCGGAGGTCATCCTTGGCTGTACGCAGGTTTATGTATGCTTTGACAAGAACGTCGATAGTCTCTTGCATGCCACCTCTCCAGTAGTTGGGAGTTCTATTGTATAGACTATTGGACTAATGTCAATCCCTAAACCCAGACTTGTACATACCGACCATTTCAGAATGTAGATTTTTGCGTTCTTGCAACGCTTTGTATAGCTTGCGCTCTACGTCGCTGCCCTGTAGGAGGGTCACGGTCATCTTGTTCTTCTGCCCTACACGGTCGATCCGGGCTATGCACTGGAGATAAGTTTCCAAGGAAGTGACGGGTGACCAGAACACCACGTTGTCTGCGGCGGTTAGCGTTACGCCATGCGATGCAGCCTGCGGTTGGATGACCAAAACTTTAGGGTCGGATTGTGTCTGGAACTTTTGAAAGATTTCTGCCCGTCGGCTCGGGTTCACATCCCCGTTGATGACCTCAGACGTTATGTTGTTCTTGATAAGAAACTCTTTTACTAGCTCGATGGTGTGGCGATACGGCACGAACACCAAGGTCTTATGTTCTGTCTCGTCCAAAACTTCTTTGAGAACCCGTAGCCTAGGGGATACATCGAACTCAAGAACCTGCTGCCCGTCGGTGTAAACCGCCCCGCTCGATATTTGTAAAAGTTTATTTATGCTTGACGCGGCGTTTATCGCCGTAACCTCCTCACCGGCTGCGGAGAATAGCATCTCGGACTTCAGTTCTTGGTAGTACCGTTTCTGCTGGGCTGTCAGTTCTACATCACGGGTGATGTGCGTTACTGCGGGGAGGTCGAGGCATTCATCCTTGGTGAACCGGATCGCTGGTTGCAGTGCCCTGAATACCATCTCCTTTGAGCGCGGCTTCGGTACCCATCTGTACTGGGTAACTTTAGACATCACCATGTCCTTCCATGCGCCTGATGTCCTTGGCACTCTTTCGGGTGAGATGAGCTTCGCCATCCCGTAGGCATCTAGCGGGGACTGTGCGGCGGGGGTACCCGTCATTAGCCAAAGCCATGTGTCGGGCTTGATAATAGAAGCTATCTTTTTCCAGCGGCGGGTCGATACGTTCTTCAGCGCCGATGCCTCATCGCAAATAATCAGGTCAAAACCGGCAGTAAGTATTTCGTCAACAACTATTTCGATGCCGTCGTAGTTGATGATTACGAACTCGTAGTCACCGGCAATGATCTCTTTTCTTTTTGCCGCTGCGCCGTAGGCAATGACGGCTGTCCGATGCATAGCGATCTTGAAAAGATCATTCAGCCAAGCCGACTCCATGATCGATAGCGGGCAGACGATCAGAACCTTCTTGATCTTTTTCTTTTTCATCAGGTAGTCCGCAGCCCATATGGTCGCCGCTGTTTTACCTGTGCCTGCCTCGTTGAAGACAAATGCCCGCTTGTGCAGAGTCAAGAACTCGGCTGTCTTCTCTTGATGCTTGAACGGTTTGTAGAACCCCGTCCACTCGTATTGTTTAGTAATGGGGGACGGAACGTCCTTAATGTTCAGGTTCTTAAGTACCCGTGCCTCATCTATGTCCCATTTGACCAGCACCTCATGCAGGTCATCTATCTTCCCAACAACTTCACTTTTTGGGATCGCGGTCAGGATCTTCTCGGGTGAGCGCGTCCGTATAAGCAGGGCTTTGTCTTCTACGATTTCCAAAGTTTTACCTCAGTTAACAGTTCAGAAAAGACTAATAGCGCATAAGTGCTATGCACTATGCGCTACGCCTACTAATTCCCGGCCTAGAGGAGAAGAGCCGTGTTAGCTGGTATGGTTATTTGAAAGTAAGCGGAAAGCTAGAAAACGCTTACTTCTCCGTTGGCCCCACTCATACCTTACAGTCCAACGGAACATGAACTACTTTGATTATACCTTGCCGCGCACGGCTTTCAACCGTTGCGTTTCATACTTCCATCGCTGTTGCGTTTGAACGACCTATTCTTGCTGGGCGTCGTGAGGCGCAAATTACTCGGGGCGTTGGTGCCACCCTTGGACAGGGCGATGATGTGGTCAATGTCCTTACCCTTACGCTTCACGCCTTTCTTGTCCATCTCACGGCGGGCGCGTTGCCGCTCCATCCGATCTTCGTGTTCCCCACGACTCTTCTGCATCTCATACTCATGCTTGTATGGGCGGGGGGATTTGGTATAGGCCATTATCGTCTACCGTTATGCACGCAGGAAGTGACTACACAAAAGTTTCTGCACAGGCCATTGGGCTTTTCGTTAAAGACACCATAACGCATCGCGTTACTAAGCTTTGCTAGTGAATCTTTAAACCTGTTTGGAAGCTCCCGTAGCTCATGCCGGAAATACTGAACCTGAATGAACTCGTTTGCAACATTAAACAAAAGCCCCGCTCTGATGTTCTCGATCTCAGGGAAATGCCTAAAGAGCATGAACGCCATTAACGCCAACTGATCGGGGTCTGCATACCTAGCCGACTTGCCCGACTTGTAGTCCACGATGAAAGCTTTGCCCTTCTCACGGTCGAGGATCACTAGGTCAGCAATCCCCCTGCAAAAGTAATCCGGGTCACCGAAATCGCATGGAGTCAGGTCAGGCTTAAGGGCCATCTCGTACTCCGTCAGCTTCTCTCCGGGGATCTTCAGGAGCGTGTCCAACTGGGGCTTGATAAAAAGAAACCCTTTAGGAAGCTCCTTGCCATCCCGTATGTACTCTTCAGCGGCTAGGTGCAGTGCCGTGCCGTATAGGGCGTGTTCTCCGGGGGTATCCTCAAAGTTCTTGGCAATGCGGATCTCAAAATATTTCTTCGGACAAGTGTCAAAGAGCTTAAGACTGCTGAAGCTCCACTTGATAGGGGATTCCGTCATTTTGCTTAAGCAGTTCGATCTGAGACTTAAGGAGCCTAAGTTCTACCACAGAATCAGTTACATAGCTAGAAGCGGCGTCCCAGTCACCCTCAAGGAGTGCCCGTTCAGAATCTTTAATAAGTTTGCGAAGGGTGATGATGTGTTCAGCGAAGTCAACGATCATTTAACAATCTCCATAGCTATAGCCAACGCCTGACTCGCAGGCAATAGGACACCCCGCTGCCCATTTGGGAACGTGGCTCATGCATGATTCAACGAATGCCACCGCCTCATCTTTTTCTTCTTCGGGGGCTACGATGGCAACCGCATCATGCACCGTCAGAACAGGTCGATAGCGTTTCGATATTAGCAGCATCTGCTCGGCCACGATACATCTAGCCATCCCCTGCACTACGTTCTCAATGAGCGTTCCGTACCACAGGTTTTCTTTGCCCTTACGACTCTCGTAGAAGAAGCGTTTCTTTTCCCCTTCCATCTTCACATCAAGGCCGGGGTAATAGATTTTGTACCCACTAGGCAAACGGATTCCATCCGAGTCAAACCCAAGGCAGTCCCGCTTACCGATCCTGTAAGACTCCTTTCGCACCATGCTCATGAGCGCAGAGCCTGCCTCATCCCACATCTGAACGATCTTAAAGTTCTTGTCCCGGTAGATGTTAATGATGCTCTTACACGTTGCGTCGTCTTTTTCTACGCCTGCGGCCTTCAGTTCTGCTTGAAGCTTCTTCCATCCTGTGCCGAACCCGCAACCTAATACGACTGTCTTGGACAGGAATCTTTCTTCTTTTGTAATGTCTTCAGGATCTTTCTTGTAGATAGCTGCGCCCATCAGACGGTATACGTCCTGCTTGTTTGCAAATGCCTCGATCACATCAGACTGGTCAGCCAACCACGCAAGCACCCGTGCTTCGATCTGCGAAGAGTCGCAGTCAATGATGAGATGCCCCGAGGGAGCGACAATAGAGTTCTTCAGGGCTTTCTTTTTTGGGTCACGGCTCGGTAGGTTCTGTAGGTTGATCTTGTCCTTGCCACTCCACCGAGATGTATGCGCTCCACAATAGTTAAGCGGGATCGGTAGCTTGCCAGTGTTCCTGCTGGCAATGTTCATGAAGTTCTCTACCCGACCCTCTTCCATCGTTGATTTAGTGCCAAGCCGCACTGCACACAAAAGTTGGATGAACTCATCCTCGTTTTTTTGAAGGTCGATGAACCCAGCGTCCTTCTTTCCCAGCGCAGGAATCTTATTGTCAGGGTTAGCCGGGGAGGGCTTCATCGGTACTTCAATGTTGTACGAAGTTAGCAAGCTTGCGAACTGCTTGTTGGAAGCCAATGTTTTACGAACGTCTTCCTCGTCAACGACCTGAAGCCTTTGCTTAATGGATGCCAGTGCTTTCTGCTTCTCCTCGCGGATATCTTTGAGCCTAAGCGCAAGTATCCCTTGATCGATCTCCAGCACGGGGTTGATGTACATACGCAGGGTGAGGTCGATGATCTTCAGTTCCTTCTTGGGGAACCCACCACCAATCATCTGCGTGAAGATTTCATACGTCAGGTCAACGTCGTTGATGCAGTACTCCGCATAGCGGGCCAAGTCATCTTTACCGAAATCTTGGCGACGCTTACCGAACGCATTAACTACCTCGGTACCCTTCGTACCTACACCGTACTTCTGAGACAGTGAGGCAAGGGATGCAGATTCATGCACCCCATGAACGAATCGCGCCATGCTCATCGTATCTGCCCACACTTTCGGGTTAACCCCGTAGCGCCATGCAAGGATGGCTGCGTCGAACATCGTGTTGTGACACACGATCATGGCTTCAGAAAAATCAAACTTATTCAGAAACCATGCGACATCATCGCCGCTGTACCACTGGGTGATACCTTCGTTCTTCTTGATAGCCAGCCCGATGACCTCGAAACGCGGATCATTGACGTACTCCTCCGTTGTCTGCTTGGTAAGCGAGAAGTCCTTAGCGTAGTAAGTCTCAAGGTCAATCGTGTAGATATCCATTAGGGATTCATTTACCTTTTTCTATAATTCCGTGGGCTTCTTCTACCGCGCGGGCAAATGCAAATGCACGCCTGTCTTCCAGTGATGCCCACAACTTTCTGAGTTCTTGTTCTGTTAGAGGCAATCGTTGAGGTGGCTCAGCATACAGTGGCTCACAATCATATTCATCCCGCCGGATAACTACCTCTCTTTCTGCATAATTCCAAAACTTCTTGTCCCAGCGTTTCCATCTCCATGCCACTGGGGGAGGGTAAAAATTAGTTTTAGCTAAAGCTTCGCGCTGATCTGCGCGGCCCATCGCATACGCAACTTCTAGCAAATGGTTATCGACGGTTTTATTCATCCACCATCACCTTTAATACACGTTCAAGCGCGTCGATGTTGTCTTCGTTAACAATGAACGCGAACCCACCTGCTGCCTGAATCTCTTCAAGGTTCTTAAGTTGCAGTGCAGTAGCTTTGTTATCCCCAGCCTTGCACTCGATGCCGATAAAGTTTCCGTTTAAACAACATACGATATCCGGCACCCCGCTGCGCCCAAACCCACCCGTCACCGGGTAGAAGTAATAAGCGCCAACGGACTTAAGGATTGTTGTGACTTTCTTCTTAACTGCGCCCTCGGGTGTCATGTTTCTCTAGCTCCTCAATAAGTTTCTCAAGGTACCACTGTGCTTTGCGTACATCCTCCAAACGATTCTTGGATTCGTACCGCCAAAGATATTTAATTACGTTCGCAACACACACGGCTTGAATACCGGGTTTGTTTACTGTTGCTGCTGCCAGCGCATCAATGCACTCGATCTCGCCGTTGCGGTAATGCTGAGGGTTGATGTTGTCTTTCATCTCAGCACCTTATTAAACATCCACGCCGCAGCGGGGTCGGTCTTAGTGTTAGGGGGTAGGGTAATTTTCTCTACTGCTTTGTAGATGTACCGGTTGCCCGGTGTCTTGCCAACAAAAACAATGAGTTCTTTAGCGACCAACTTCTCCATTGCCACGCGCACCTTCTCACGCGGGGTGAACAGCTTAGACGCTACTGCGTCGATACTCAACGGCTCTTTCGCAAGCATCTCAAGGACGATCTCCTTTAGGGGCTTGGGCTTCCCCAAGTTTTTGCTGTAGGTGGTCATTCCTCCCCCCTCGCGCGGATAGCATCGGCTGCAACCCATGCGTGGCAGTCTTCATCGTCATCGCCAACTTCATCGGCAATCCGAGCGCAGGCTTCACGTTCGGCAGCGGCTACAAGTTTGGCGAAGCGTTGAAACAACTCAGATTCATATCCCGACAGCACACCTGACTGCCTCGCTATCTTAATAATGTCGTCGCGGGTCATTTCGCCCACCCCTTAGCTAAAGCCAACTCACGACACGCGCAGGCATAGTGCGACGGACCCCATGTCCAACAGCCTTCGGCATGAATGAGTTGTTTTTCTTCTCCGAACAGTTCCGGCCCTGTTATCCCATGCGCTCGCTCGACGTAGCGAGCAAAATCTCTAAACCGCCTCTCGGGATAAGCGTGTCGTTCTTTAATCACTTTATTAAATAAAGCCGCAATCTCTTCTTCCGTTAGTGGTGGTCTATTTTGGTCGCTCATCTCGTATCCTCCAATAAGATTTACCGCCCATAAAACTCTCAGTTACCAACCCAAGATCCCAAAGCTGACGTAGCGCACGGCCAACGCCGGTATAACCGACGCGGACCTCATCACTAACTTGCTGAATGGTTTGTGTTCCATTCTTTTCTAGTACACGCAGGATCAGGATCTTAGTTGGGTGCAGCTTAGAAAGGGGCGGGTTCATGTTCAGCGGTCTGCACTGTTTTCTTTTGCCTGTACCGCTTCAACTCGCTGATACGAACAACGTCCTTTTGTGGGAAAGGGAACCCGTCAGATGACGGGAACCGCACCACCGCGTAGATACAGGACAGGCCGATTGAATCCACTACTCCATGCCGTCCAAAGTGGGTGACCCACATACCGACGCGGGCGTTTTTCATGAAGCGAACCGCCTAACGAACCGCAGCCACAGGGACTTGGGTTCTTCTTCCTTAACAGGGGCGGGTGCAGGCGCAGTCATCATGGCAAGTACCTCGTATTCCTTGCGCTCCTTCTTCGCCATCTCGTTGTGCAGCTTAATAAGCTCCTTGATCGCGATGCCCTCCGTCTCCGCTCCAATACCCAACGTGCGCAGGTAAGCGCGGGCGGTCTTGGGCAACTCTTTCTTGACCGAGGGTTTGACCACTGCGAGCTTGGGCTTGCGCTTGGTGTACTTGCGCTTGGGCTTGGCGATATCGACAACTACTTTAGGCTGGGCATTCATCAAAGAAACTCCATTGTGAAAAAGATAACTACGTAGATACCTAGGGCAACAAAGATCAAAGGGATTGTGAACTTAAAGAAGTCAATCATTTCCCATCCCGTAGCTAATGCACGCCCCGATGAACGGGGTCACGATCATAGAAACAAACAAGTACACCATGACGTATGTCATGTTCTTCCTCCGGGTCGATTAGCTTAAAAGCCGCGACAGTTTTTTTCAAGTCCTACTTTGCACAGTTCATCGTGTTCATTGTCAAAAAGCATCAAGATCATTTCATTATTTGGCCATCCAGTGTTAAGACCTACCTGATCCACAAACGTGTACTCGTTTGTGAGCTTGAGCATCATGAGCCGGCCTCGGATCATCGTCGGTACATCCTCGTACTTGAGAACGAACTTGGGCCAGTTACGCATCGGCGCAGAACTCGGGTCACCGATCAGGTAAAAAGAAAACGCACCAGCAACATAGTTAGAGTCCCTGACCCTTACCGACGTTTTGTCCATTTAGATGTCCAACGAGAAGATGTCAGTTTTGCCGTTGTTATCCACAGCAATCTTTTCAGGTTCTTGCGGTGCTGCTTCCATAAACTCAGCGGGGAACACCAACGAAACGGTGTGGATAAACGTATTGTTTGTCGCACGGAACCTTATGAGGTTGTACTGGGCAATGTAGTCATAGTCATCGAGGGCGTCGAAGATATCGTCTTTCCCCCCACGCTCAAGCTTCACTAGATTACTGATACCAGTTATGTGCGGATACTCAACCAAGTCCTCGATCTTACTAATGAACCCACCATCGGTGATCTGCGGCTCTACCCCAACGGGCAAGGTCATGAACTGAACGTGGATCGCCTTGTCACAGGCAAACGGCATCTCGGTGAGGATGATGCTCTTGGTACGGAACGCCTGCTTGGTACGCTCAGTCTCCTGCGTCATCTTGAAATGTTTCTCGTACCCTTCCCTAGCGTACTTCTCCCAGTCCAGCATGGGCTTGGTTAGCTCAGGGCTGTGACCGTCCAGCATGTCACGGATGTACCAGTAAACGTCATGCCGCGCCTCGCCGTCGATAGCGGCTACATGGCCCTTTGTCTTGCCGATGTCTAGGTTCTTGACCTTGCTCGATGCGACTAGGTTGATAGCAAACATATCCTCCATCGTGTCGGGCTTGACGATACCTTTGCGGATGTAGTTAATCAGCCCCGTCACACTGCCCGACTTGGTTACTTCCTGTGTCCCTTTTTGTTTGTTGATGTGCCTAGAGTAAAGCTCCCAGCTAGGCTTGGACTCTCCAGTCCTTGAGTTAGTCTTAGTCCTACGGATGAGCGCACCCCACGGCACGCCGTCTTTGCCGAACACGTATGACCCATGCCCGCCATGTCCCGCACCCACCACCTCTGCGCCGATAGTTTTGTTAAGGCAGGCGAGGATTTTCTCAGCGTCTACGAAACCCTGAGTCATGCTGTCCAAGAGAGTCTTAGATTCGGGTGCCCCATTAACTTGCTCGGCGTACCTAACCTTAGCCAAGCCAGCGAAGTGTTTCATCTGTTGTGCAATGGTCATTGTTCTTCCTCAGTAGTTGACCACGCGACCATCGCGCGGTGCGTTGAAGTTATCTGCCCCGTTAACAACCCACATCGTTGGGGTTGCAATGTCCCACTTGATCCGATCCTCTAAGTACCCATCGGTGAACATGACCACCGCCTCGGGCGTATAACCTTTCTTGAGGATGTAGTCCGACACACACCCTGCACGGGTGCCGCCACCACCGGCAGGCTCAAGCGTATGAGCAAGCTTTGATGTATCGCCCTCGATCACTTGCTCCTTGGCTACATGCGTGTCCCACCACAAGACACGGACCCGGCTAGGCTTGACCGACTCACAGATAGATACGAACTCGCTCACTGCTGCGGCCAACTGCTCCTCATCAATAGAGCCTGACGTATCGATGCCGATAGCGATCTCACCCATTGACTCCGAGATAGTTGTAGGAAGGTAAAGCCCGGACGATGTATAGCGACGGTTGAACTGACGCCATGAAGCCAGATCCTTACCCGATGCAAGGGTGTTCACAAACTCACGCAGCACCTCACGCCAGTCGATCTTGGGCTGAAGCATCTCGGTGATGCGACGGTTGATCTTTCCCTGAGCCTTACCTACAAGGATGGTGCCCTCGCGCAGCGCACCGTCGATCTCCTTAGCAAGATCCTTCTCTTCCTCCTCGGTCAGCTTGGACGCAGACTCCCAGTCATGATTATCGAGGGGGCCATCACCTTCACCCGGACCTTGACCTTGCCCGCCCTGCCCCTTAAGAAGGTCGAACACTTCCTGAACAGTAAGCTTTGACCAGTCGGGGTTATACAGCCCACCCTTGGGCATGCGAGCAAACGTACCCTTGGGATCAGTGTCGATGATCCACCCGTTAATGATGTAGTCCATCGCCATGTTGGCGCGCTGCTTGTCGATAGCACACAGGTGCCTGTACATAAACAACTGACGGAACGCCTTGTGTCCCTCCTCATGCAGCACAAGGAAGTTGACCTCTTGCTCGGTCAGTGACTCGGTGAAGCGCGGGCCAAAGTATGTATTGACACCATCCGTCGCAGCGGTGGGTACACCTGCCTCGATGTACACCCGACCGATCATCATCACCCCTGCCATGAGACAGAACTCGGGGTGACGCATAGCCTGCGACCGTGAGCGGTCGATGCGAATCTTTGCTGGCATTGATGCGTAGTCCATATATCCTCCGATCAGATCAGTGCTGCGTTCTTGGGGTCGGCCATCCACTCGATGACTCGACGGTTGCGCCCACCGATATCTTTCTTGGGCGACTTCATAAGCTTGGAGAAGAACACCATCGACAACTCGGCCCGGTCCATGCGGTCGAGGTAGATCAGGAACTGCGTCAACTCATGGTCATGCTTCACGCGGTTGATTGCGTTCAGCACCTGCATCAAGGGCACAGCGCCCGTATCCACCACCGGCACGCCGGTCGGGTCAGCCACGATGCGGTCGAACGACACCATCTTGTCCATAACTTTGAAGAATGACATCATCGACAAGGCAGCGGCCAGTCCCACGGTGCCAGCCAGTACAGCCAGCATGTCCTCATGCGAATACTTCTCACGGTTCTCAACGAACGGCGTGCATGCTGTAAGAGAACGCCAGCTAACGAAGGGCTGACCCGGTGTGGCCGGGTTAAAGATCATCTGCCGAACCTCGCGCTCTTTCTCAGTCACTGCGGGGTCACGCACATCTTTGCCGTCCGTGTATGACTCCTCGATCCATGCGTTCTCTTTAGCCCATGCAATCAGTGCAGCATGAACCTTGCCCGATGCAACGGCCCAGTCGTACCACTCAGTGAAGCGAGGCTTGCGTACCTTGACCCGAGTGATGCGGTTAACCGTGTGAGACAGCAGCTTGTCACCCACCCCGTCCGTAGAAAGATTAGATGTAGCGAAGATGCGTGAATCAGGGTGCAGCTTGTACGGTCCAAGCATCCGCTCAAGCATGACGCGGTTCATCATTGTGTGCATCGGACCCTGAACCTTGCCGATCTCATCGAACATGTAAATCTTGGGCTTGTTCTTGTCCCTGCCGGTCAGACCGAACAACTCGTTGGGGAAGAACTTGAGTGTGCCTTCCTCGTTATTGGGCATGAACATGCCAAAATCGGGCACGTCCATAGCGGGCACATCGAAGTACACCACCTGATGCTCGGGGAATTGTTTAGCTAGCAGCGACAGCATGCTGGACTTGCCGATACCCGGCTCGCCTTCGAACAGGATCGTTTGATCGGCACCGCAGTCAACGATGAATTGGGTAGCAGAAGCGAGCGAGATGAAAGGTACGTTCATGAAAGTTCCTCAGAGATATCTAAAAGATATATCGGTTGATATAAAAGGGCAGACACCGAACAACAAACAACAGCTAGAATTATACAATAGTTATACGACTATTGTCAATCAAAGTTATCCGAAAAACGAAACGCGATCTTTTACAGGTCGAAGTCCAGCGTACTCAGGATCGAATCGACCTGAGCCTTAAGCTCACCCCGTGCAGCGGGGGACTCCTTCAACTCCTCAGTCAGACCCGCAGCGGTACGCCCTGCGAACAATGCCTCCAGCCTGCGCCGCTCTGCCTCAAGCTTGGGATCGTCGGTCAGGTTGAACTCACTCAGCAGATCGGTCAGACCCATGAACTTACTCATCGAGGACTCGTACATCTTGCGAGCCTTGCCCTCACCCGTGTCGGTCAGGATGTTGGACGCCCACTCCAGTCCCTTGCGAAGCTTCTCCCATGCATCGAGCGAGGCATCCTTCAGGCGACGGTCCATCTCGTCAGAGTAGAACTTATTAAGATCAGCAGCAGCCTCGACTGTAGGGGCCACACGGAAATCATTCATCGGCACGGGAAAGAACGCATATGTAAAGCTGAACTTCTCACGGATGCGTGAGGGCTTGGGAAACTTGGTCAGGTCCAGCAGTCCACCGAGGCGGTTGTATGCCTGCTCCACCAACGATGGGTAGACCGATACGAAATCATCCGCTGCCTTGTTGAACGTGGCCTCATACGGATTGAGGGTCTTGCCTACGAAGTCCAGCATGTGAAGGGATCGCACCAAGCTAGCACCACGCCCGAACGGAGGCAGTGTGTCGGTGATGGTTTTGCGGATGTTCTGCTCGACGTTGCGGATCGCAAGCAACTCTTTGCACTTGCCCAGCAGGTGGACATTGACCGATGCGGTGCCCGACTCGGCACCCTTGGAATTCTCGACCTCAGTCGAGGCACGCTTGTCGCGTGATGTTGCACTCCAGCAGGAGATTGAGTATTCGAAAACGAGGTGTGTGTCAGCGATAGTGATGATCTTGGGTGCGTTCATGGTGTGTCCTCAGAAAATATATCGTTCGATATAAAAAGGGTCAGTTGTTCCACTCGTCGGCGCGCATGGCTTCGTAGTTAGTGGCGCGTTCCATGTATGCCGCCCACCGGTTGTCCTCCTCGATACGCTTGAAAGTCTCACGGATGTCGGTTGCGAACGAAGGGGTCCACGGACGGCTGAAGATCAGACGGTTGCCCTCGCGCGTTCCGAGTTCTTGAAGCCAGTGCTTATTGCTCATCTTCATGCTCACTCTCCACCTCAGGCTTGATGATAAAAATGTCGGGGTTGTCCTTGACCCACTGAATGATTGACGGATCGACGCTCGACCCTGCCGCAGCCCACTCTATCCAGCTTGTCCAGTTCATACCTGCCGATCCCCCGACCAGACACGCACGCTTGCAGACACATCCCGGTAGGCCCGCGCCCACTCACGCGCCTCGTTGTCATTCAGTGCCCAGTGCGTGTGTAGCGTTTTGTCCCAGCATGCGACGACTTCGAACCCAACCAGTCGAGCGATCAGGTCATGCAAGGTTTTGTATGTGGTGCGTAGGATCTTTTTCATCTGTGCCTCTTAGAAGTTAAACAATCAACGTACAACAGGGTCTATTGTATAGAAGTTAGGGGGTATTGTCAAGCGTGCAAAAGATACACGCTTAACGCGACTCGTTTTTATATCGTTGGATATATTTATGCGGCGAGCGCCAGCCGGATGACCTTCGCCATCTTCACGCCGTGGGCAGGGTATGCAATAACAGGGACGGTCTTGTCCCAGCAGGCACGGCACGGGCCACACTTGCCATCGCGCGAGTACGCGCCACAAACGAATGCGTCGGTGTTGTATTGAGCGGTCGGAATGATCGTTGATCCGTGAACGCCCGCAGTGTATGTGCCATCGATGCCGTCCGAGGACGGGCGCACCATGACGTTGGGCAGTGCCTGCATAGCGGCAATGATCGGTTGAAACTTCGCAAACTTATGCATGCGCGTGGGGAGCCAGTGCAGGGTGTTCGGGGTCCGTTGCATAACGTTAAACATTTTCTCAGCCAGCCCGAGCGCGTACATATCACCCGAGTCGAACCATCGGAAGTGTGTCTCACCCTCAAGCGCAGCGACCATATCGTCGCACCATGCGTCACGTTCCCAGTCTGTGCGGTTGAACTCGCGCGGGGCTTTGACGTTGGGATAGCGGTAGTTGCCCGTGGTGGCGTAGCACCCGGAGCATGCGGGCACCAGCATGCCGTCATCAGCTTTAGAACCGGGGCAAGTGTCGAGTGCTTGCAGGGACCAAGACAGGCAACCCAGCTTTGAGGTTTCAGACATACGCACATTGGCACGGGCGGTCTTGCGGGCGGTGGAAGCTTTCATCGGTTCGGTCCTCAAGAAAATATATCGTTTGATATAAAAAACATAACATCTAATCAACTACAGGGTACATAGTACCATACAATAATACTATTGTCAAGTGTTAGGGTTGGGTGAGGGTGTTTTGTATGTTATGTGTGGAGATAACATACAATAGTTTGTAAGTGCTTGATTTATAAGGGGATTATTAATGTATGTTATGTCCGAGATAACATACAAAAGTCTAAAAAAGCTTGTAAGTCGTTGATTTTAAAGACATTAATATTGTATGTTATCTAAAAGTACTATATATACAATAAATGAACGGGTTTTTTGAACACTGCGTTTTCCCGTGCTTGAAGGGGAATTAGCTTTTTTTCTCAAACCATGCTCATTTATTGTCAAAAAGGCACTTTTAGATAACATACAATAATAATCCTTTTGTTTTCAGGCACTTACAGCATTTTTGGGAGTAATGTATGTTATCTAGGACATAACACACAATAGTAGGGTTGACTCTGAAATTTAAAACCGCTATGCTGGACCCAGCATAGCGAATTGCACTTTTGTAAAGCATCGGCGATGATTTTTATATCCGATGTTATATTTTTTTGAAGTGGCCCCATTCGGCACGCGCTCGCGCGCGAAGCAACTGGTTTCGCGGGGGGGTTGACAAACCAAGAAAAAAAGTGGTACGCTGTGTCCAAGCGCGTACCACTAAGCGAAGCCGAGCAGACAACAAAAAACCCGCCGAAGCGGGTCATGGTTAGGTCGGGTTGGGTCACTTGGCATCCAGTGCCCTAACAGCTTCAAGGTATTCTGCTAGCGTTATCGTTTTCTCGCGCAGCATCTTCGCGACGTAGAGCCGCGCTGCGGTAACAGGGTCGGACGGGAATTCGGGTTTCATCTTTTATATCCTATGATATATTTTTGCCCCGACCGGCTGGCCGGGGCTGTTAGGTTTATTCGGCGCTGGTCAGTGTGACGAAGCTGCGCGCCGTGCGCAGTGCCTGTGCGAATCCGACACAATTAACGTTCTGAACATCTTTCGATTCCTGTGCCTTGGTCGCCTGATCAATCATGGCGCTCAGAACCTTTGCCCATAGGTCAGCCTTGTTGCCTTCGGTCTTAGCCTCTTCGGTCTTAGCCTCTTCGGCCTTGCCGCCTTCGGCGCTCGCGGTCTTAGCCTTCGGGTATGCGTGACCGAGCACTCGGTTCCACGCGGTGTTTATATCTTTGTGCAATGCAAGGCGCTCAGCCTTGGCCGCGTCAGTCATACCCTTAACCGGGGTTGACCATACTTTAAAGTCTGCCGACGACAGGCGACCGCTAGCGTAGGCTGCGCGCAGCGCCAACAATGTTTCCTTCGGCATGGCATCCCATGATTCGCGCGTGGGGTATGCCTCAAGGATCGCGGTTGCGGCCAGCTTCAGTTTGTCGTCACGCTTGCCATCCATTGTTCCTAGCGCCTTGAGCGCCTTGAGGGCTTCGGCTACTGCGCCCACGGGCTTGGCGGGCTTTGCTGCGGGCTTTGCTGCTTTGGTGTTGGCTGCTTTCATGTCGTTTCCTCTGTTGTCACGGCACATCGCCGAGTCATAACTATACAATACCTTGGCCAATCCTCAAAATATATCGATCGATATAAAAAACCGACGGCTGATAGTCGGAGGGCACCCCCCTAAACCCTGCGCTGGTTCCATACACCCCCACACCCCCTTAATCCCCGCAAATAGTCAGTACTTTTATTTTTCATGGACTATACAATAACGTCTAATATGAGAAGACCCCCTGGTAGGAGTCCCAACCTCCCCTAAAATAAAACTACAATACAAAAAATAAGCTGCTATACTCGCGTTCATCTCGGTTTTACCGATGCGATTATGTTTACGCCTGAAATAGAGTCCGGAATCCCTATTCCGTTCGATGATGACGATACCCTCCCCGATATGTCGGAGGAGGAAGAGGTTCGCGTTAGAGCCACCACTGCAAAGCTCATTGCAGATTTAACGGGGCAAGAGCTTGCCCCCGACCCGGTTCAACGCCAGCAGGCTATCGATCTGTTTATCAACAACAGTAATAACCGCCTGCCGCTATCTGCCTACCCAAATGAAACCCTTGCCTATCTGGCGGGGATGGTCACCATGTATGACGGCATGGTGGTTAAGGAGTTGGCGAACCTAAAGCTGTATGTAGTTAATAGGCTGATCGAGGAATCGATGAAAGCCCCCCGACCTGAAACCCGGATCACTGCCTTGAAGGCGCTTGGGGAGATCGACGGGGTGGATGCGTTCAAGAAGCGCACCGAGATTACTATTCAGCAGCGTTCTACCGAGGATATTGAACGCGAGATCATGGAAAAGATCGACAAACTGACTATAGACATGGGTCCAGTCAGTGAAGCGGAGGGTGAGGAGTGTTAACTCCTGCCAAGATCGCCGCCCTTAAAAGCCAACTGCCTACGATGTCGCCCGAAGAGAAGCTCCGGGTACTGGATTTGCTGGCTGAATATGAGAAACGCAAGCAAATGGGGGATGCGAGGGGGTCTTTTACCTCGTTTATCAAGCACGTTTACCCCCATTACAAGTTCGGTGCCCACCATAAGAAGCTTATTTCCCTCTTTGAAGCGGTTGCTAGGGGCGAAAAGAAGCGGATTATTGTCAATATTGCCCCCCGACACGGTAAATCCGAACTCATTTCCTACCTAGCACCGGCTTGGTTTCTGGGTAATTTCCCCGAAAAGAAGGTCATTATGGCCTCCCACACTGCTGACTTGGCAGTGGATTTTGGTCGAAAAGTGCGTAATTTGGTGGGGGAAAGTGCCTATAAACAGGTGTTTCCTGATGTTGCGCTGCAACAAGACTCCAAGTCTGCGTCCCGCTGGGGAACGAATCATAAGGGCGAGTATTTCGCTATCGGTGTAGGCGGTGCGCTGGCAGGCCGTGGTGCGGACCTGTTCATTATTGACGACCCCCATTCAGAACAAGAGGCCAAGCAGGGTAAACCCGAGGTGTTCAAGCCTCCGTGGGAGTGGTTCCAGTCTGGTCCGTTGCAGCGTCTGATGCCGGGTGGTGCAATTATTGTGGTGATGACTCGTTGGTCAAAACTTGATCTGACGGGCCAGTTGATCGACCACATGACCCGAAACCCCGATGCCGATCAGTGGGAGGTAGTTGAACTGCCTGCCATCCTTAATGAGAACACCGACGAAGAGAAGCCCCTTTGGCCTGACTTTTGGACGCTGGAGGAGTTGCACTCTAAGAAGGCGGGTATGGACCCCCGGTACTGGCAGGCTCAGTACATGCAGCAGCCGACCTCTGAAGAGGGCGCGCTAATAAAGAGGGAGTGGTGGAACGTGTGGGAGGGGGAGAAACCCCCGTCGTGCGACTTCACTATTATGTCTTTGGACGCTGCCCAAGAGGCGACTAACCGGTCTGACTTTAACTCCCTGACTGTGTGGGGCGTGTTTGACAATGAGGAGTCGGGGGTCAAGAACATCATCTTATTAGAGAGCATCAGGGAGCGGATGGAGTTTCCTGAGCTAAAGAAGATGGTGCTTGAGAACTATAAAGAGTGGGAACCTGACTCGTTCATCGTTGAGAAGAAGTCCAACGGGGCGGCGTTGTATCAGGAACTGCGGTCTATGGGCGTGCCGGTGTCCGAGTTTACGCCGGGTAAAGGTCAAGACAAGATCGCCCGAGTTAATGCTGTATCAGACTTATTCTCTTCTGGTATGGTGTGGGCACCAGATACACGGTGGTCTAGAGAGCTTATTGAGGAAGTGGCGTCATTTCCTTTTGGGACTCATGACGACATGGTGGACTCAACGACTCAGGCGCTGCTGAGATTCAGGCAGGGGGGGTTTATTGCCCTTCCGAGTGATGAGCCAGATGATATCCGGTGGTTCCGAAGTAAGCGGCGCGGCGGCTTTTACTGAAATTATTTAGGGTGAATAAAATGGCAGTGAACATGGACAAGGCGTTCTACGAGGCTCCGATGGGGCTGGACGACGCGGAACCCGAGTTGGAAATTGAGATTGTTAATCCGGACATCGTGACGCTGGACGATGGCAGTGTAGAGATTACGATTGAGCCGGAAGACGACACAGAAGAAGGTGGGTTCAACGAGAACCTTGCCGAAACCCTGCCAGATAATGTCTTGTCCTCACTGTCCAGTGAGCTTGTTGCCTTTTTCGATACGGACGTAAATAGCCGCAAGGAATGGGTCGAGACATATATTAAAGGGCTGGAGTTGCTGGGCCTCAAGTACGAGGAGCGCACGGAGCCTTGGGAAGGTGCATGCGGTGTGTTCCACCCGCTGCTGAATGAAGCCGCTATTAAGTTTCAGTCCGAAGCGATCATGGAGACTTTCCCCGCTGCGGGGCCAGTTAAAACCCAGATCGTAGGTAAAGTCACACGCGACAAAGAAGAGGCTGCTGCCCGTGTCCGTGATGAGATGAACTACCAGCTTACCGAGGCAATGGTCGAGTATCGACCGGAGCATGAACGGCTTCTCTATACTCTCGGCCTTGCCGGATCAGCCTTTAAGAAAATCTACTTTGACCCGTCGCTTAACCGCCAAGTGGCGGTGTTTGTACCGGCTGAAGATGTGGTTGTGCCCTATGGGGCGTCAAACATTGAGAGCGCGGAGCGTGTTACGCATGTGATGCGTAAGACCAAGAATGAGCTTCGCAAGCTGCAAGTCGCTGGGTTCTACAGAGATGTTGAGCTAGGTGAGCCACAAAAAGTTCTCGATGATATCGAGAAACGTAAGGCCGAGGAGCAAGGGTATAGCGCCACTGAGGATGACCGGTACCGTGTGCTAGAGATGCACGTTAACTTGGACTTGGAAGGCCATGAAGATACTGATGAGGCTGGGGAAGAAACGGGAATCGCCCTCCCTTATATCGTTACGATTGAGAAAGGCACTGGAGAGGTACTGGCGGTACGAAGAAACTATCTTGAAGAAGACCCCCAGAAGCTCAAGCGCCAGCACTTCGTTCACTATACGTATATTCCGGGCTTTGGCTTTTACGGCCTTGGTCTTATTCATATCGTGGGTGGCTACGCTCGCGCTGGTACATCTATTCTTCGTCAGCTTGTCGATGCCGGGACTCTTTCCAATCTGCCCGGCGGTCTTAAATCTCGGGGTCTGCGTGTAAAGGGTGACGATACACCCATCGCTCCGGGCGAGTTCCGTGATGTGGATGTGCCGAGCGGCAGCATCCGAGACAACATTCTGCCCCTGCCATATAAAGAACCGAGTCAGGTTCTGAGCGGCTTGCTTGGGATTATTGTTGAAGACGGTCGCAGACTTGCGTCAATCGCGGACCTTAAGGTTTCCGATATGTCGGCACAAGCGCCCGTTGGGACAACGATGGCAATCCTTGAGCGCATGCTCAAAGTCATGAGTGCCGTCCAAGCTCGCGTTCATTTCACGCTCAAACAGGAGTTCAAGCTCCTTAAGGGCATCGTACGCGACTATGCCGACGACGCTTATACATACGAGGTAGACGGCAAAAAAGGCCGCGCAGCTAAAAAGGAAGATTTCGAGCATGTTGAGATTATTCCTGTCAGCGACCCTAACGCCGCGACGATGGGACAGCGCATCGTTCAGTATCAGGCAGTGATGCAGTTGGCGCAAGGTGCGCCTCAGATTTATGACCTCCCGATGCTGCACCGCCAGATGCTTGAGGTTATTGGCATCAAGAACGCTAATAAGTTGATCCCGATGGAAGAGGATCAGACGCCTAAAGATCCGGTTAGCGAGAACATGTTCCTGCTGAAGGGCAAGCCGGCTAAGGCGTTTATGTATCAGGACCACGATGCCCATATCGCAGTCCACCAAGCGATGTCGCAAGACCCGATGATCCAGCAAATGATGCAGCAGAACCCCGCTGCACAACAGACGATGGCGGCTATTCAAGCGCACATGATGGATCACTTGGCGTTTAAGTATCGCAAGGACATCGAGAAACAACTCGGCGTGTCGCTGCCTCCGATGGAAGACGAAGCCAAAGAGGGCGAAGAAGATCAGCGCATGACGCCTGAGATGGAGGTTCAAGTCTCTCAACTTAGCGCGATGGCTGCACAACAACTCCTCCAGTCGCATATTGCACAAGCTCAGGCCCAGCAAGCTGCTGAACAGGCCC